GAGGCCGCAGCCAGACCACGGCCAAGACAGGTGCAAAAGGAAGGTCACAGACGACACCTCGTGTTCCCACGCTTTAAAAGATCAGGGGCTGAGCTTGAAAAGTACGGGATAAAACGGGACGAACTGGGACAAACTGAAATCGGCGCGGAAACTTTATTGCTCCAGCGGTAACTAGCGGACGCGGGCGGATCGGGCGAGGAAATCGCGGGCCGCGTCGAGCACCTCGGCAGCGTCCGACTTGGACAAACCCATGTAGGGTCGAGCAGGAATCGTGACGCTCTTGCGCAGTCGCCCGCCCACCTTTAGCGCCTTGGCGCGACGCGGTCGGATAGTCCCGCCAAACTGATGAATTGCGGCGTACGGCTGGGATGCGATCACTGTTGCTGACGACTCATCGGCCTCGAATCGAACACTGTTGAGCAGATCGCCGCGCATCTTGAGGATGCCTGTTGCGAACCCGCGCTCCGCCTTGGCCTTTCGCCACTCTGCCGAGATCGGCGCCCACGGGATATTGTCCGGCGAGCGCTCGGACCGGAACCGCTTGCGCGTGCTGGCCTCCAGTGCCGATCCGACCTCCACCATCAACGGACGCAGACTGCGGCCACGCGCGCGGATCGCCGCGAACATCGCGGAGGCCTCTGCCATATCGATAGTGAATGACGCGCCAGACATTACCGCCCCGCCCCGACGTTGTACGCCCACTCGGGCGGAGGGTCCCACGGCCCCGCGCCTGGCGCCTTGTCCGGCCCAGACTTGCCCATGCGCTTGAGCTGACGCTCGGAGAGCGGCAGCACGTCGCAGGCGCAGCCCCAGTCGTTCGGCGGGTAGTGCGTGTCCCACCACGGGTCGCTCGCCAGCAACACGAGGCCATCGAGCCGTGCATGCGCGGCTCGCGCGTGCACAGTCACCGTGTTGTGCCGATACATCCAGTACGGCATGTGCTGCAGCGTTTCGGGGTCCGACATCTGCGCATAGCGACCCGCCGCGTGCGACGTGCGAAGGTTGGTCGTGTAGATGACTCGGGTCCGCCACGCGACACCGGCCTCCGATCCTTCGCCGGTCCAACCCGTCCAGCCGTTGCGCGCAACGATCTCATCGAATCGCGCGCGAAACTGATCGTAGCTCTCGCCATCGTTGATCGCCGCATCGACCGCCGCCCGCAGATCCGCGAGCAAATCCTCACGCATGGCCCCGGCGACCATGAACGCGTTGGCATGCTCGGCCTGCCACAAATCGTCCCAGCGCTGGGACGGCACGTTGGCCTTGCGCAGGAAAAAATCGGCGGCAGGTTTCCAGCCGCGATTGATCACGTTGAACGGTGATTCGTCGGCGTTCTGCGCCCGCCCCAGCTCCTCATCCAGCAACGCGCGGATCTGCATTCGCCCGGCGAGCTTGGCCACGGCCATGCCCTGCGCGAGCTGACGTGCGATCAACTCCAGCGACAGCGCGTCGGCGCGCTCATCCAGCGCCGTGCGCAACGCCGCCAGCGACGGCAATCCCCCCGCCATCTCGCCCAGCACATCCACCCAGGCCGACACCAGCGGATCAACTGCCGACGCCATCACATCCGATGCCAACTCGACCACGCCTGGCAGTGCTCTGGCCTGAGCGTTTAGCGCCGGAGACGTGGACGGCGCGGGCGCTGGCGTGAACGTGCGTAGCGGATTGAGCATGTCGTCAATCGCCTGCTGCGATAGCAGCGGAAACGCCGCCGATATCGCACCGCGCCCGGCGTCGACCGGCAACTGCCGCAGCGCGATGCGGTCGAGAATCTCCAACAGCGATGCCACCTGCGCGCCGTTGAGCGCCTCCGATTGCACGTCGCCTGTGCTGCCCGGCCCCGCGACCGGCGCCGCTTCTGCGGGCAGCGCCAACGCGCCCGGTGCCGCTGCGGCAGGCACTGCTGCCAACACGTCCGCGCCAGGCTCCGGATCGGGCAGTCCGAGACGATCTCGAACGACCGATTGCTCCACCGTCAGCCCCACCGGAACGAGCTTTGCCAACGCGTCGACCAATGCCGCCGTGGTGTCCGGCGTTGGCACCGCCACGCGGATGCGCGGCGGCTTGCGATCCGTGCCGAAATTGAGCGCGCAAAACGGCTCGATAACATGCCGCTGCAGCGTGTTGCTCAGCGCCTTTGCATCTGCCTCAAGAAGATCGATGCGGACATCGTTATGCACGCGCGCTTGACTCAACGACGCGCCATCGTCGGCGGTCATCGTTTGCCCGAGAACGCCCTTCGAAACTTGCTTGTCCCAGAACGATACGAGACGGTCGAAAAACTCCCCCGCGCCGCCGACAGACGCCGCTTGCGTCAGCTCGATCTTGACGCTGTCCGGCACCGCCGCTGCCGCATCGCTGCCGAGGTTGGCGATAGCCGAGATCAACTTGTCGATATCGCCCTGCGACGCATTGGGACCGTAGCGACCGATGCGCATCGGAAGCCCATAGATGTCCGCAAAGGCCATCCAGTCCTTCCACGCCCAGGCCTTGCACATGTATGACGGCGCAGCGAGTCGCGCCAGCCCGCCACGGATGGGCAACCCGGAGCGAATCCGAGGCCGATGCGCCACGAACTTATACGGCGGCATCACGATGCCATTGAACGTATCGGCCTCATCAATGATGCGCAGCTCGCGCCCCGTTACACGGTCGAACGTAAACCAGCGTGGATCGCGGTCCTCAAACTGCGGCATCCACTCGCGACCACTGCGATCCCATACGATCTCTGACACGGCATAGCCCTTGCCCAGCGCGTCGACTTGATGCGCGATCATCTCGCCGAATGCGGGCTCCGTGACGAGCGCGCGCAACGCATCGGCGCGGCGCACATCCTCAGCGTCATCGCTCGCCGACTCGATCACGATATCGAGCCCCGTGATTGCGAGCTTGCGCGTGCCCAGCACGGACGCGTAATGCGCGTCGCGCTCTTCCATCTCTTCGGCCAGCGTCAGGTACTGCGTTGCATCGCCCTGATTAGCCGCCGACAGGATGCTCGCCAGGCGCTGCGGCGTGAGGTTGTTGGCCGCGCTCGCGTGCCAAACCTGCCGGATGCCAGTGGCTGATGGCGCACTGATTTCTTCGGCGAGTACTTCGTACTGAATCGGCTGGCCGTCCGGCCCCAGGATGCGACTCGTGGCCATTACCAGATCCCCTCGTTGTTACGCCAGCCCGCGCCGATCTTGATATCGCGCGGGGTCTCGGTGGTGTGTTTGACGCGGTGGAAGTCAATGAGCCCGTCACCGCACGGATTCAGCGCCGCAAACTGCATCAGCGCGCCAGCGATAGCGCCGTCGCCATGCCGTATCAGATCCGAGTCCTTCGCGTCTGCGCGCTCCAGTTTCGGCACCATGGGAATGCCGTCGACGAACTCCACCGCGCGATGATCGTCTTCGAGCGAGGCATCGCGCGGCAGCGTGATGAATCCGTCCTCGAACAGATCAATGTATTTGCGCATCCACTCGCCGTACCACGGGCGCGACAGCACCACTTCATGCACGGGGCCGCCGTTGTAGCGCCCGGATTCCTTGTCCAGCTCAGCCCGACCAAACTTGTCGGCGGTGTACTCCATCAGGGTTTGCCCTGGGCCAGATGCATCGCCCGCAAACGTCCATCGATTCAGCGCACCAAGAAGTGCCCACAGAATCTGCTCTTGCTGTCGTGTCGGCGCATTGGCCAGCTCGATCACAAAGGGCACATGGCGATGCAGTTCCTGCGTGATGCGCGCGGGTTTGATCACCGAAAAGTGCCGGTGCCGCGCAAAGTCCATACCGACAGCCCAGCGACCAGAAAAGCCCGCCTTGGCGGCATCGACAACAGGCATCAACGTGGTCGATATCCACGTCGCACACCATGTGTCGCGCTCCTTTTCGGAGCGCTTTGGGAAGTCGTCATCAAACACGATGCGCAGCACTGGCCGCACCTCGGGCATCGCGCGCTCGATCCACACGGACGGAATCGCCGAGCCGTCCCCGTCGCGCGGGATGACGTCGAGCTCTTCGCGCATGGCGGCTTTGCGTGGGCCGTAGGCCGACCGAATTGCGGTGTACCACTCCTTCTTGCCTTCGGGCGTTGCCGTTTTGCCATGCATTGCGCACACGCGCTCGTACAGGCCGTTTGCGACGGCATCGTCGAAGGTGATGCGGATTGCGCCTGCCCGCTTTCCGTAGCGCCCTGCGTGCACGTCATTGACGAGTTGGTTGAACGGGTTTTTCTTGCCGCGATGCGACGACCAGATAGCGATCCTGCCGCCCCAGATCAGCAGCGCCGTAGCGGACTCCAGCACGCGAGCTACATCCTTGTGCAGCGCAGCTTCGTCGATACGCACGAGGCCTTGCAGGCCGTGAATGTTTTCGGGGCGCGACGACAGTGCCGTCACGCGAAACCCACTCGCAAACCGAACGCGAAACGCCTGAATGTTCCGGCTAGAACCATCCGGCAGTTGGTCGACAAAAATATGTTGTTCGATCCGCGTTGCTTGGCCACGCGCGATGATCAGTGCGAACTTTCCGACGTAGCCGATGAACTCCAGCCCTTTTTCTTTCGTGTCCGCGATGTACCAGATGTTGGCTCCACCATCGTCCTTCGACGTCGCCGAGGTGATGGTGTCATCGAGCGCCTGCGCGAACGTGATGCCGGTTCGTCGACCCTTCTCGCATACCGCGATATCGAGATCCCGCTGCATCCTGATCCATGCCGACTGGTGTGCCATCAGCACGCCAGTCGCCAGCGGATTGAAATTGTCGGGGATTGCACGCACGCGCTCCGGCAGCTCTTCCCAATCGAGCAGTCGTTCGGTGTCCGGTAATGGTGCGGGAACGGCCATGCGTCACATGCCCATCAGAACTTGATTGCGCCAGAAGCTCGCGTCTTCCGCGCTCAAGCCGCGCGCCTGCGCTGCGTCGCTGACGCGCTCTGCGGCTTCACGCAGCACGCGTTCGCGTACCGCCTTCTCAATCGCGATGGCTTCTTCTGTCGCCAGTCGCGTGGCCTTCATCGCCCGACCTGCGGCCAAGCTCAAATCCTTCAACTCCGCCATCGACACCGCTTCATCGCCGGTGTCGTCGCGCGTTTGCAGCTTGAGCGCTGCATGCGTCACGGCGGTCGTGACCGCCTGCGCCAGCAGCCGATTGGCTTTGTCTGCACTACCTTCGCCGAGCCCGCCAACCAGCGCATCAGATAGGCGCTCGATCTCGCGCATCTTCTCGCGCATCTCGGTGTATTCGGGCTGGTAGCGATGCAACCCGGAGCGTGAGAAATCCGCATCCGGGAACTGCCGCTTCACTGTCTCGAATACCTCGTCGAGCGTGTAGCGATCCTCATCAAGAAGCCGCTCGATCAGCGCGCGCGCCTCCGGCGACAGGCGATGGATTTTGCCTTTGCGCGCAGTCATCGTGGCGTTGGCCGAGATACGCCGGGGTGCGTGGTGCGACCGTCCGCGATATCAATGCCTGCGGCGGTGATCGTGGCCACGTGCAATGACGGCACATCTTCCACCGCTGTCAGCGTGATCAGCGCCTCGTCCGCCAGCCAGCGCAGTGCCAGCATCGTGTCAGCGCGCGTTCCCGGCGTGCGGATGTGACGCAGCCACGTATCGATGTTGCTGCTGTTCATGGATCGCGCAGCCGCCTCATTCAGCGCCCGCAAAATAGCCAGCCGCCGGTCTTCGGCGACGATCTCCGCAAAGCTCTTACCGCTCATTTCGCACCCCCAGCAAATACGTTTCGATGCGCGTCACTGATGCCAGCGTTGTCGCGCTGCGCTCGTCGACGCGGGCGATCTGCCGTGTCACCCCGTCGATATCGGCGTGCGTCGGCATGTGTCGCAACGTCGCCTCGACCGCGCTCATGCGCGCATCCAACGTGTTGATGCGCTCGGTCTGAGTATCCCATCGCTTGTCTGTGCGCGTGCGCCAGAACACATACAACGACACCGCAGCCGAGCAGCCGACGACAACGACCTGAGCGATTTGCAATAGCTGTTCGACGCTCACAGGCATCGCTCATCCCTCTCTCGATCATGTGCGCAGCTCGCGCAGCACTGGGTGTATGGCAGCAGCTCGCGGCGCTTTGGCTCGATAGACTCGCCGCAGTCTTCGCATGTGGTGCTGAGCGTCACGCCGCGCGGTGTGCGGGCGCGTTGTGCCGCCAGTGCCAGTTCGCGATCCAGCAGCTCGCGCTCTTGCGCGCGGTCGACGTTGTCAGACACATATCCTCCGAGTCGGCGCAATGCCGTTGGCCACGCCTTCCGCATCTTGGAGCAGCGCTTGCATCAGCGCCTCGTTCGCCCGCAGCGCCGACATCTGCAGCGCCGACAGCGGCTCGTCGCGCGACTTGCGCTGCGCGGCCGTATAGGAGTTGCGGTACTCGCGCATCAGCACGATCAGCACGGCCAGCGCGTTGCGCACCGGATCAACGGCAGCGCTCGGAGACGAGCCCTGCGGCGCGCGCGTCCGAGCAGTACGCGTCGAGCGCGGCGCGCTCATTCGTCCGCACCTGTTCGGCGGTTCGTCGACTCGCTATCGCGCACGCCTGGTATTGCTCCACCGCCGCGAACCAGCTGGCCAGAACGTCCGCTTTGCTCGCGTCCGGCGGCAGTGTCGGCAGGCTCGGGTCGCACGGCTGCAGGCTGGTGATCGGCAGCGGCAGCGGCGGCGGGCTGGGTGGCATCGGCGGCAATGTTTGCCGCGTTGTTCCAGAGGCGCACGAACTCAGGATCAATGCAGTCAGTGCGAGCCGCATCGCTGTCGCGATACGCGCGCAGATCGACCGCCGCTGCTTGCATGCGTCGAGTGACATCACGGGATTGCGCCTCCCAGCGCTCGGAGATTGCATCTATCGCGAAGGCAGTTCGTTGCAGCCGATCCACGCCCTCGTTTGCCCGCGCGCTGATCGAGCGTGCGGCGGCTTGCAGCATCGCTGCATCGGTGCGCAGCGACTGCGCTTCGGCTTGCGCGAATTGCCCGCGCTGCCATTCGCCGCCCACATAAAACCCGCCGCCGAAGGCGATCAAACCGATCACGGCGACGGTCGCGAGGGCGTAGCCAATTTGCGCTGCGCCCAGCCCTGCGAACAGTGATTTGCCGATCATGGGCACACCGCCTCACCGGGCCAGCCTGCGTTGATGTACGCGGGCTCAATGAGCAACAGGATTCGGCGGACATACGCCCGGTTTTCGGCGAAGGCCCACGGCGCTCGCGTGCTGTGGGCCTCCACATGGCCGAACCAACGGTGCTGATCCGCTCCCAACGCGGAGGCCCGTCGACGATCCTTGTAGACCCATCGCGCGCCGCCGTTATAGGCGGATAGCGTGAATGCCCAGCGATCACACTCACTTGCCCCAGCTTCCATCTGTAGCGCCAGCCACGCGTCATAGCACGCCGCTGCGCGGATCGATTGCGCGGCATCCCATGGATCGAACTCGCCAATCTCAGGGCAAACCTCGGGCAGCCAACGAGCGGTCGCGGGCGTGAACTGGGCGAGCCCCATCGCGTACTCGCTTTGCGCGTCGGCGCGCCAGCCGGATTCTTGATGCAGTTGCGCAGCCAGTCGGGCGGGACTGGCGGACAGCCCGAAGTACTCGGCGGCGGCGCGTTCGATCTGCAGCCGGTACGCCGCTGAGGCGGTCGGTACGCGCACTGCGGCAGCGCTGGCGGCGTGCGCTCGACCAACCAATGCCAGTGCCGCGATCAACATCACGACGAGCCACAGCAGCCCGCTGAGCAGCCCTACGGCCAGCACGCCGCGCGCGGTGCGTAAATCGTCGTTGGGCGGGGTATCGGTAGCTCGACGCATCAGGGCACCAACGCACCGGCAACGATGGATGCGGCGACGATCAGCCCCTTGCGTTTCCATGCCGTACCCTGCGCGACGCCCTCAAGATGTTCCGGTTGCGCGGTGCGGAAAATGCGCCCGTCGATCCAATTGCCCGAGAAGGCAAACAGCGTGAGCTTGCTGATGCCGTAGAGCGCGAGGCCGACTTTTGCAGGGTTGAGAAACGCGACCACCGCGAACGTGATCACGGCGACAACGAGCACGGGCTGAATGCGCCAGCGTGCGAGATAGGACTTGATGGTTTCGTACATGATCGCCTCGTGGTTTGTAGGGCAGTGCCCAGCCGTCTTGCGGCCCCACGATGCGCGATGCGCGCTGCGCGTTGAGACTAGCGCGCGCTAGTTGTGTCGTCGAACAACCGACCTTGCAACTTCGAGGTAAACAGTACCCGCTGCTCGCGCAAAATGCGATAGAGATGCGTGATGTGTAGCTTGTGCTTTTCGGCCAACGCCTCCGCGTTGTTGCCCGTGAACTCCAGCCAGATCAGCTTGTCGCGCAGGGCGATGCGCAGCGCATCGCCGCGCGGCAAAATGAACTGCCGACCGCCGAGATAATCGCCCAACAGGATCGAGCGATCCCGCGCATCGGCGGACGCTGCAGGCTCCGGCATCCGTAGACGGTTGAGGTTGTACGCGCGGTGCAACTCGAAAACTTGATGCAGCCGCTGCGGCCAGCATCGTGTATCCAGCTCGCCAGCCTGCTCGATGAGATCGAGCGCGTCGCAGGTCATTGCATCAAACAGCGTCTGTTGGTTTGGCATGAGCACCTCCTTTTGCCTTGGCAATGTAGTCGGCAGCATCGGCCTCGCTCCACTTGCCAAGCGAAACCATTTGCTCGGCGAACTTTCGGGCGTTGGTGAGCTTGTCCTCTTTGACGACGACCGTCTCACCAGGACGATGCTGACCCGCGCGGCGTTGCTCCTCTACCTTCGCTTCGGCCTTGGCTTCCGTCGTGTCCGCGATGCCAAACACTACCGCCCTCAGATAGTGGTGATTGCTCAGCGGCAAACCTGACGGGGGGCTCGCGAGCATCTGCTCGATGCCTGCGGCCCACATGCTCGGCGTTGCCGCGCGCCGCACGTCGCCGCGCTCATCCCGGCACACGGTGCCTGCGTTGACCAGGTCGACCAGCTCGCCGACGATCTTCGTGGCGCGGCCCAAGCGGAGCGCTTGGCTATGCGGCTTGAACAGCCGCAAATAGCTGAGCACTGCACGGCCAAGCGATGGATCGAGTGTGGCAAACGACACGGCCAGCCGCTTGGCTTCATCCTCGACCAGGAACGCTTCGACGTCGCCGACGCAACCGCAGGCTGGGCAGGTCATGCGGACGCTCATGCTGCACCCGGATGTGGCAGCAAATCAGGCCACGGCAACGTGTGGTAGGAGTCACATCCGCAGAAGGGGCAAACGAGAGATTTAACGCCGAGGTCGCGGAACTCACGTTTGCGGGATGGGACAGCTATTCTCTCGCTGTGAAAGTGCTTCTTCTTGCATTTTTTGCGGCAGCACTCAACGTAGACGTCAAACACTGGACACCCCCATCGGATGCTCGGGGAACTCATCCGCCAGCGTCGCGCGGACCGCTTTCAACGCGTCGCGATTGCGCCGCCAATTTCTGACCCCGCCCAGTCCATAGCGCACTTCGAGTTGGTCCAGCGACATTCCCTCGCGTACGCCGATTCGCTCGATGTCCGCCAGCAGCTCGCGCTTTTCCTGTTCGACGTGTAGTGCCGCAATGATCGCGCGCAGCTGGTCTTCCTTGCGGCACCACGCCACGCGCTGAATGCGGAACTGCCGCATCGCGATGGCGTCCGCATAGCTCCACGGCAGCTTCATGTCTGCGAGCAGCGCTTCGACCTTCGTGATCATTTCGGGCATAGCCGGGCTCGCGAAGTTCTTCGGCTTGCCTGCTGATTTCGGCGATGGCTTGAGTCCACCAAGGCGCGTGAACTCATCCAGCACCGCGTGGATCTGTGCATCGTTGAGCAGCGCCGCGCTGCGCACAGGCGTGCCCTTTGTCGCCGACACACGTTCGAGCAGGTCGCGATACGTATCGTTATCGAGCTTCAGCGCGCGCTTTGCCGCGTGGATCGCCGCCAGATGCCGCCGCCGTTTTTCGGGGTGCGCGTGGCTCATGATTCGTGCTCCAGCGCGCCTTGCTTCGCTCCGCCGATGCCGCTGTGCAGACGAGCATCCTTTCCTGCCGCGACACCTGCCAAGAAGTCGACATCCTTGACGGCCTTGCCATTGATCGCTTTGCCGTGCGCCGGTTGCACACGCGTGAACCGCGCTGCTCGATACGCCTCCAGCTTGGCAATCATGTGCGGCGTCAGCGGCTCGTTCTCAGCCGCGCTCAACATCCGCCGCACAGCGGCCACCCAACCGCGCCGAAACGCCTCGCCGCGCGCTTCGCGGTTGGCACGCACACGCACACGGGAGATGTGTGACTTCGCCGCTCGGTCCATCTGCACGCGCAGCGCGTCGAAAGCGTAGGCGGCGATCTCAGGGTCAGCGCCGGTGCCGTAAAACACAACAGACACCGGCGACCCAACACCGCAACGAATCACGCTGTGACACCGGAACATCGTGCGGATAATGCCGATCAAATGATGCATCGATTCGTGCACGTCGTCGCCGCGCCGCCCGGTTTTAGCTTCGCGCTCGATCACATCACTCGCCAGCGCTTCGCGCGGACTGATGCCATGTTCGCGCATCAATGCCTGCGCCTGGCGCAGGGCAGCGGCGGCCTCATGCTCGTTCGACGACTTCGACAGCTGCATGCACGCTCGGATTTTCCGCAGTAAGGTTTCGCGGTCCATCAGTTCGGCCTCCCGGTGGGCTGGCTCGCCGCATGGGCTTTGACCATCACGGCGGCATGCGTCATCAAGCTGTCGGCAAACGCCGGGCCGACGCTGGCGACAACCAGTGCCGCAACATGGCCGAGGGTCGCATCCCAAAACGCCGCCTTCGCGGTCCCGTCGTACACCGCCGCGAGCCCCATCAGCGATGGACTCAACGCGTCGAACAGACGACGCGCCGTGGCCAGAGGATCATCGTCGACGTGCACGCAGACCGCATGCACGGCAGTGTTCTGATCACTGTTGGCTGAGCAAAATGGGCAGGGTTTGTCGGTGCTCATGGCTTGGCCTCCACCGCTTTCAGCGCTAGCTCAAGCGTTGATCTTTCCTCTGCGGTTGCGTAGTCCGGCATCCACGTCCGTGCGATCACGCACACCCATCGCAGATGTTCAGTCAGGTCGGAAATTCGCGACGCGGATTCGTCCGCGCGGCTGCGCAGGATTTCGATCTCCTGATCGCTGGACGCACGGATGATCGTAGTGAGCAACAGAACCATATCCCTGCGAAACTCGGCTGGACGCCACAGGGTGTAGTGATGTGCACACAGCGCAGACATGACACCCAAGGCAGCGTGCCGCGCCCAGTCTTCCGGGCGTTGTGGGGTAAGAGGACCTGTTCGTTCGTGCGGATCGGGCGCGTCATACGGGTATTTTTCGCCCTCGCAAAGCGCCCCCTTCGCCATCGCGATTAGCTGCTGTTTGGTGTAGGCGCTGGTTCTCATGGCGCACCACCTTCGTCGCCATCACCACCGTCGTCGTCATCAAAGTCGCTGAGGCCAAACTCGGCTTCCATCGCATTGCCGATGCTATCGAGCAGTCCAATAAATATCGCGCCGATTTCGGTCCGTTTGGCCGCTGTCATGGAGCCAAAATCGATATCGCGGATCAGCAGCGAGGCCGCAGTCAGCGCGCCGATTGTGCGGATGTGGGGTGGGGCTCCGTCGGCGGCGACGAGCTGGCATGCCTTGGGGAGATCGATGTCGATCGACGCCGTGGTTGCGGGTGCTTCAGTCTGGTCGCTCATGGCGCAATCTCCTCCAGGTCCGCATCACTCAACAGCGCGTCGATCAGCTTCGCGACGGCGTCGTCGGCGTTCTTCACGAATGGCAGATCGATGTCTTCGGTGATCGTCACGCCGATGCGTTTGAGGTCTTTGCCGGACAGCTCAGCGAGTGCGGTTTTGTTCGGCGACTTGGTCGTTCTGACCAGCGTTTCCGCTTGGTCCGGCAGGTGCTTTTCGATCAGTTCGCAGGTGCGCGCCGCATCCTCGAATTCGATTTTCCCGCGCTGTTTGAGCCAGCCGAGTTTGATGTTGTGCAGCGTGCGGCTCTTGGGCCGTGTGAATAGATCGGGATTGGCTTCGACCAGGGCGAGCAGCTCCTCGTGCTCGGCGCGGAATCGCGACACGGCGTTGCGGATGCCGGTCAGCAGCTTGCGCTTGACGGCCTCTTGCTCATCGCGCAGGCGCTGCACGCGCTCGGCCAACTCGTCGCGGGCGGCGGCAAACGCCTTGGCTTTGACTTCAATTTCGTTCATCGACATGGGTGTTCTCCGGTGTGGGTTCTGCGGCCTCCTGTTGGCCGCGAAAAATGCTGTGGAATGCGTCGCGCATGCGCTCGCCGATGCACGGCGGCAGCTCGTCCAAATCGTCGTCGTCGGGCGTGCTCATGCGGGTTCCGCCTCGGTCGGCCTGATCGCATCCCACTCAAGCTGCGCGCCGTGGAACGGCGCGGCGATGACCAGGTGAACCGTCGATCCACGCCGCTCGCGGCGGCGCATCGAGCCCTTCACAAACGAGTGAATCGGCGGTGGCTCGATCTGGATGATGGGTTTGCCGCCACGCACGTCCACGGTGCGAGCGGTGAGGCCCATATCATCGAGCCGATGCAGCACAGCCATGGCTGCTGTGAGGCCCGAGTTGATGGCGGCGTTGCCGGGTGAGAGCGCGGTCATGCGACACCCCCAACAAAGTCCCTCGTGACCTTCGGTGCGCCGAGTTCGGCAGCGGCGTTCATGGCGGCAGCGAGGCAGTTGTGCACGGCCAGCGGGTACAGAAGCGAGCCTGCGCGCTGCGCCTTGCTGCTGGGTGTCAGCCGGTTGCGGATGGCATCCAGCCCGCTCGCGTCGATGATGTCATCCAGTGCTGAGCCCACGCGCTGGAAACGGTGCCGCAGGTAGTCGGGCAAGTGCTGATCCAGCGGCGCCAGATGTACCAGCTCGATGCGCTGTGCGACCTCGCGAACTTGGGGGTTGCGTTCGTCCAGCTTGAGCATCAGTTCGGGCTGGCCGATCAGGATGATCGACATCAGCGGGCGCATGCCGTCCTTCAACTCCAAATAGCGTTTCAAGTGCTTGAGCGTGGGGATCGGAAGACAGTGCGCTTCCTCAATCAGCAGCGTGTGTTTCATTCCGGTGCGGGCACTGTCGCGCAGGGCTTTGTGCAACTGCTCGGAGCGCGCCTCGGGGCTGCTGCGTTGCGGTGCCAGCGGTGCCACGGCACGCATCAGACACTCGGCGATGTGGTGCGAGCGCAGCGTCTTGCCCACGGTGTCTTTGTCTTCCATCGCCAGCACATAGGGCTGTGCCAGGACAACGGAGGGCTCATCACGCTGCACGCGCTCGATGAGTTCCTCGCGCAGCGTGGTCTTGCCCGCGCCGCTCTCGCCGATGACGCCAAGGAACCCGCCATGCCGCACGGTGGACCACATCGCCTCGCGCACGTACCGCGCATCGGGAGACAGGTACACATCCGCCGGGTCGCGACAATCTGTGAATGGATCGCGTGCCAGCCGGAAGTGCTGGCGGGCCGCAGGTGACAGGGATTGTTTGCGTAGTAACATGCTCTCGTCCTCTTCATTTTGGGTGGGGTGGGCAACTGGCCTCGGGGCGTTCGCGCGCTTCGGGGCCTTCTTTTGCGACTCGTATCCGCGTGCAGCCAGCGCCGCATGCAGACGCTCATGCAACTGTTTGCCGGTGCGCTTGGGCCAGCGGTCGTGATTGATGACGCGGCTCAACACGCTGCGTTCGACGCCCACGTCGCGCGCAATTTCAGCGGTGCTGATCCCCTGCATGACCAGCCAGTCACGCGTGTCCGGTGGGAGCGACAGCGCGGTCATGCCACACCGCCCACGGCCCGCAGCCCGCCGCGCATCAGTTGCACCGCGCAGTCATCCAGCGCTTCCTCGGTCGCGCCGTCCGGCCACAGCAATGCCATGCGGGCATACATGTCGGTCGACCAGGCTGCGCCGCGCGCTTCCAGCCGCCACTTGATGCCGCGCGCCATCTCGGGGTGCGACAGCAGCGGTGCGACGTACGTCGGCGCGATGCGCGGGATCAGCGGCTCGCCTTGGATTTGTGCGGGTGCGACCACGCTGTTGGGTGTTGCGGAGCGCGGCAATGCCTCGGGTACGTTGGCCGCGCGCCATGGCGCTGTGGGATCGATGCGATTGCCAAACGGCACGCGCTTGGCCTTGCGTTTCGCTGCCGCGTCCTCAGTGCTCGCGGCATCCATCGCCAGGCGCTCGATAGCGGTGCGGCGTGCATCGGCAGGCGTCTCGCGCGCGGCTCGGAACTCGGTGCCGATTTGCGCGGCGGTAGACAAAAAGCCAAACGCATCGCGGGCAATGCGGGGTGCGATGAAGTACGACTCCAACCCGTCGTCGCCCTTCAGCAGCACGCGTACCGCGTTGTCGTCGAGTGCATTGCGTACGACATCAAGCGTGCGTCCGTTGATCGCGCCGCCGGGTAGCTCGCGCACCTCGTAGAACTCGCCGCCGAAACGGATCAGGCCATCTTTGATGCGACACGGTTTTGGCGTGCTGTTGGGCAACTGACGCAGCACGTCCACGCTCGGTGCCAGTACCAGTTGCTCCGGCGTGATGCGAAGCCATCCGTCACGCCGCGTCATGCCTGTGCGGCTGTGTGTGCGCGTCGCGTTGAACGCCCGCGCCCACTGCTGCGCCATCGCGTTGATCTCGGCAATGCTGGTCACCGGGCTGCGCAGTTTGAGCGTGGATTCAAAGTAGCGCTCTATCAAGTTATGCGCGTTCTCGACCTGTCCCGTCACGCGTGCCGATCCCACGGCGTGGGCCAGATGCGTCACCCCCAACGGCTTCAAAAAGTTCGCCATCGCGGCAGCAGTCATGCCGCTTCCGGGGTCTGTCATCAGGTACTTCGGGACGCCGTACATCGTGCCGTCAGTACGACCGGTCATCGCATGGATCAGTGCCGACACCGCGTTGGCGGCGCTCTCCGCGCCCTGCGCGTAGAACACCTCAATCGCGCCGCTGCAGTGATCAGTGATGGCATAGCGCCAGATGCGCTGATCGGCGATCTTGATCAGATTGCCGGGCTTGCCGTCGTAGTGCACCGCACGGTCCATCTGCTCTGTGCCCGACGCCGCGAGATAGAACTGCGTGCTCACCGAAGCATCGAGCTGCCAACACCAATTCGGGTGCGGACTGGACAAGCGCGCTGCAGGCGTCTCGGCCAGCATCTCCGCAAAGCCGTAGCCGTGCTGCTGCATCGCGCGCCGAATGGCTGACTCGCTCAGCGGGCGCCATTCGCCCGTGTCCGGGTCCACATGCGCCGCCTCAATCAGCCCGGCGCTGCGCAACTGCTCGACCGCCTCCATCAAGGGCAGCGCGCCCGTCCCGGTCCGGCGCGTCGTCTCGTGGATGAGCGCCCAGATCAACTCGGCCTCGTCGCGTTTAAGGCCGGTGCACCCCGCGTCGACCCGACGCTTCCTGGGCCGTGACACCGTGACAGACTGTATGCGCTTGTATGCCGTCACCACGCTGACCCCGAGCTCCGCCGCCAGGCTCGCGACCACGGCGGTTTTCGCCCCATGACCAGCGCGATGCCATGCCAGTGCCGCCTCGGTGATGCGCGTGTCAGGCATCATGGCGCTTCTCCAATTTGACGTTTTCCAGCGGAGAGTCCGCGAACCATTCGGCCACGAAGCCCTCGTCGACCAGTGTCGAGAACACGCGATCCATCGGGAGCCCTGTGTCGTAGAGTTCCTCGAATCGCGCCACCAGCGTCAGGCGCTTTTGGACCACGCTGTCTGCAACGTTCTGCGCAATCCAGTCGCGCCCCGAACTCTCCGGCCAGGCGCGCAGCATCGCCAGAAAAACGCCCTGAAAAATGGCCGCGCCAGCCAGCGCGAAGGCCACATTGAGATCAGACAGATCGTCGATCGGCTGGCTCATGACGGCTCTCCGATATCGGGCAACACGACGGCGATGAAGCGCGCCGGCGCATCAATTCCGCGCAGCGTCTTCAGGTCGGCGATAAAGCCGATGAGTGAGCGGATGGCATTGACCACCGTCGCCCCCATGTCATCGTCAACAGCCAGCCTGTTTTCGTCGGCGTGGCGCGTGATGGTGTCGATGCCGTCGACGAGTGCCGACGTGGCTTCTTGCATGTCGCGCACGCGCCCGCCCAGCTCGCGCAGCATGTCGCGCAGGACGGCATCGGGGTTGCGCTGCGGCAGCGTCAACTGCAGCTTTTGCAGCCTGGCGCTGGTCTCGCTGGCGGCAGTGATCGCCTTGGACTTGGCGGCGGCTTCTTTCTCCAGCTTTTCGCGCGCCTCGCGCAGCGCTTTTTTCAGGTCGCGCACGGACATGGGTTGATCGCCATCAAGTGAGCCGTCTTCGAGTAGCGACTCGATGACCTCCGGCTCGGCCTTGGTCAGTAGCAGCACCTTGCTATGCGGCACGGTAATCAGGCGCAGTGATTGCGCTTCGGGAAGCGACTCCAGAAACGTGGCGTAGGACATGGCCTCGTAGGCCCTACGGGGACTGACGCCGCGCTCGTCCAGGTACTCCTGGAACGATTTGTGCGAACGTCCGCATAAATCGCCGCCGTCTTGGCTGGGTGATTCTTCCGGACGTCCGGAAGAATTGCCGTGCGGGGTCTGTTCTCGCACTCGCCGGAACGCCATTCCAGCCCGCGCCATGTGCAGGGCTGCGCTGTTCAGCGCCTGCACACCGATATCCAGCAGTTCGTCGGCGCTGGCCTGCGCCGGGATGCCAAGCGCCAATTCCAGCGCGGCGGGGGTTTGCGCTGCGCGCAAGGCGATTTCGCCTGCGGCAATGTCGGGCGGGGTCTGCTCGGCGATCTGGATGTCTGTGCCGGGCTCGGCGGCAGTGAGCTTTTTGCGTGCCATGAGATGCCTCGTTTAGTTGGGGGTGCGTGAGTAGCGGTTCGTGAAGTCGTCGACGCGTTGTGTGAGTCGAGCCAGTTCGTTCTGGTGTGCGATGGCGATCTGGACGAGGCGTGGTGACAGCCGCCAGCACTCCTCTTTGCCGGGCACGCGCTCGGTCCAGCCAATCTCTGCCAGGTGCTGCAGCGTCCTCAGTGAGTTGACGTCGGTGTCACCGATGGCTGTTGCGATCTGCTTATTCCGAAGGCCTTCAAAGCTGTGCCCTGCCAGCGCCTCGACGATCAACTTGGAGCGGGCCAGCAGCTGGCTGGCGCCGTCCTTGGCGGGGCGGGTCATGGTGCTCATGGCGTCGCCTGCGCTTCGGCAAGGGCGCCGGGGTAGACCACATCAATCGGTGTTGCTGATGGGTCCGCACGCAGGGCTTCGAGGATCTCCTCCAGCCCCGTGTCGCAAGGCACCCCTTTGAACGTGTAGAGGAAGGGCTTCATGGTCAAAGGGAACCCGCCCTTTATCAGCCGGGTTACCCGTTGCTTCGCGCGCCGACGGCTTGTCTTGCGCGCATCGAAGATGCAGGCCGCAAGCTCGTGCGGGTCGCCCTCTGCATCGCACACGAAAGCGCCGCAGGTGAAGTAGATCGGCGCGCTCATGCTTTCGCCCTCGACGCCTTGCGCAGGGGCTTTGCGCGTTCGATGGTGGCCGGTAGCGCGGTTCCCCTGCCGTTGGCACGCAGCCTTCGCAGGTGGTCTCTGACCAAAAACAGGGCCGAGAAGACCCTCGCCATAGGCATGTATTTTTCGTGGCCGCACTCACTGCATTGCGGCGGCATCAGTCGATCAAACAGGCCGGTGGCTGCGTTGTATTCGATAGCGCCTTGCAGTGTTCCGCTCTTGAATGCAGTAGCCAGCTCGGCAAATACGGCCGCCTCCTCGGCAAGGTTGGGATGCTGGAGCGGTGTTGCTTTGTGGCGGGCGGTGTTCATGCGGCCACCTTTCGGCTGCTATGCAGCCCCGCAACGGTGATCAGCCGTTCGCGCAACGCGCTGCCCTTGGGGCCATTCCATCCGCCGAGCAATGCCAGCCGAGCATGCTGCGGCGGGATGTGTTGCTCGCGGCACCACCGCCCCAGCGTGGTGCCCTTGAGAACGAACCCGGCGCGAACCTGTTTGACCAGTTCAGGGCCGGGAGGCGAGATCGTTTGCATTTCGATACCCTTGGTTGTCGCCATCAGTAGGCGCGAACAAATGATGAGAACTAAAGTTCTCTATGTCAAGGGGTTTAACGTGGACTTTAGTTCTCGTATCACAGAGGAACGAACGCACGCCAAATTGAGCCAAGCTCAGGCCGCGCAGCGGTGCGGCGTATCAAGAGAGATGTGGGGTAAGTACGAGCGGGGAATCGCGTCACCTGGAGCTGAGGTTCTTGCTCGACTGTCAGAGGCGGGGATGGATGTCCTCTACATCCTCACCAGTCAGCGGCTATCTGCTGCCCGTGAGACCGAGGGGGCGTACATGATTCGCGCCGCCGCTGAGCGTGAGGCGCGTGGGGAGCCGCCAATACCTGGTCTCGTTGAGACGCTGCAGGGGCTTGCCGATACGGATCGCCGGATTGCTGAGCGAGCCGAGTCGATGGCGCGCGTCAATCTCTACCTCAGCGCCCTCGACGATGGGGAATACCAAGCCGCTCTCGAAATGCTGATGCGCTACGGGCGACTGCGGGCCGATGATCGCCTCGTCGTCAATCGCATGGTCGCGGGCCTGGCTGCTGATCGGAGATGATGGCGGGGTGTCACGTCAGCGTTAGAGTTGCGTCCGTCTCAATCGGTACACACAAAGGAGCGCGTTATGCATCAGGGCATCGTCAGCGGTCGCGACAAGGAACAGCGTCGGGAGTTTTTCCCGGCATTTGGTGACTATCGCTCGGCGTTTGAGGCGGGTGATGCGGATGATCGTTATGAGGGCGCGCTGGGCATGCTGCGCATTTACGAGATTGATGAGGCTCCGTCGCATCCGCTGAAGTGGCTAGGGATCGTCATGTTGATCCTCGCCGCGCTGGGTGGGTTGCTGTTAATTGTCCCAGCGCTGGGAAAAAGCTCGGCTGGCCTTGATTCGATGAGGCTTGGGTTTGGCGTGGCGGCGACGATGTCGGGCGTGATCTGGTCGGCGTTGCTGATAGGGGCGGCGCGGCTGTTGTGCCTGGTCGAAATGATGAACTTGCGCCAGTTCGTTGAGCGCGAAGCTCGCGTGCGTGGCGAGGCGGGTCGCTACATCCCGCGTACGTTGTCGGGTGCGGGCGCATGAGCCGCTCCGCTACAGCCCGCTGGTCGATGGTGCTGCCCATGCTCGGGCTGCTGGGTGTCATTGCGCTCGCCGCTGTCGCGCTGCTGGTCTACGCCGCGATTTTTCGCTGACCGAACGTCGCGCTCTGTAAGCCCCTGCGCGCCCCGTGGGCGCTGTGCTGGTGCGTCTGGCGGGGCGGGTTGCGCGTGCTGGGGCGTTTGCACGCTTTTGCACGCCGGTCTGTGTGCGTGCGGGCGGGGCGCATGGCGCTGGATGATAATTTTTCCGGGCTGGCGTATTGTTTCGCCAGCTCGATGGGTTGATTCGATGCGCCGAGTCGCGCGCGCCCGAGCCGCCACAAAACACTAGCGCACGCTAGTCCCGACCGCCGATGCGCCGCTGCTGAAATGCAGCCCATGAACCGCATCGCACTCTGCTCATCCAGCACATCCTCCACCCCTCACCGCGTTGCGCTGTGCGCCGAGATTGCGCTGACGGATGCCGCGCCACCCGCCGAAGTCGAACTGATCCCCGCGCCCGACGCGGATGGCATGGTCGTCGGTCGCGATGGGCGTCGCTGGGTGTTTGATGCAGCGGCGCGCAACCATGTGCTGCAGAACTTCGCCAGCGCGGGCCTCGATGTCGTTGTGGATCGCGATCACGCCAGCGAGCTGAAAGCGCCGCTCGGCGACGAGTCGCCCGCCGCCGCCTGGATCACCAAACTGCATGTGACGCCCGAGGGCGCATTGCGCGGCACCGCGTCGTGGACGCCCCGCGCCGCGTCGCAAATCGCTGACCGCGAATACCGCTACCTCTCTCCCGCCTTCGACTACGACCCGACGACCAAGCGCATCACGCGACTGGTGTCCGTGGGTCTGACCAATCGCCCCAACCTGCGCGTGCCCGCGCTCAACTCTCAGGAGTCACCCATGGATAAGTTGCATGCCGCCATTGCTCTCGCGCTTGGACTGGCAGAAACCGCTACGGTCGATGACGCGGTTGCCGCGATTGGCAAGTTGCGCGGCGATCTGTCGTCGGCCACCACAGCGCTGAACAGCGCCACGCCCCCCATTGATCGGTTTGTGCCGCGCGCCGACTTTGATGCACTGGCGACCCGTGCCACCAACGCCGAGCAGCGTCTGCGTGAGCATGCCGACAACGCACACAAGGCGGCGGTCGAGGCAGAGCTTGATGCCGCGTTGAAGGCCGGAAAGATTCCGCCCGCGTCGGTCGACTATCACCGCGCCTGCTGCGCGACGGCGCAGGGGCTGGACGCATTCCGCGCCTATGTCGGCGCAGCGCCGGTGATCGCGCCGGATTCGGCGTCGAAGCCCGGCGCGCCGCTGTCCAACAACACCGCACTCAATGCCGACGAGCAACGCATCTGCGAGCTCGCGGGCATCAGCCACGACGCGTTCCGCGAGGCAGCGCGCGCCCGCTCGGTCGCGTCGGTCTGACCGTCGCTGCATCCACTCTTTCGGAGATATCTCATGTCTGCACTGACTGCATCACGCATGACCCCGCGCCGCGCTGGTTCGCGACTCTCTGTTACCGCGAGCGCCGCGTGCTACGCGGGTGGCATGGTAGCGCTGCTCACGGCCACCGGCCTCGCGGTGCCCGCAGGCACCGCCAGCAGCGGTCGCGCCGTTGGCATGGCCACAGTTGATGCGGCGGCGGATGACGAGTTCGACGTCGAGCCCGGCATCTTCCGCTTCGGCAATTCGGCATCGACCGATCTGATCGAAAAGGCCGACATCGGCGCGACCTGCTACGTCGTCGATGACCAGACCGTCGCGCTCACCAACGGCAGCTCTACTCGCCAGATCGCCGGGACCATCGTCGACGTGGATGACGCGGGCGTCTGGGTCAAGGTCGGCACCAACTGATCGTTACTCCCCCTATCAATCGCCCTGGAGGGCAGCACCATGCACATCAATCACGCCAATCTGTCTTCCCTCTACGTTGCGTTCAGCGCGGCGTTCAAGGGCGGGCTGGCCAAGGTCATCGATCCGCAGTACGGCAAGATCGCCATCACTGTGCCGAGCACCACCAAGACCAACGAGTACGGCTGGCTGGGGCAGTTGCCGCGCATCCGTGAGTGGATTGGCGACCGCGTTATTCACGGCCTCAAGTCGCACGGCTACTCGATCAAGAACAAGTCGTTTGAATTGACGGTTGCGGTGGATCGCGACGACATCGAAGACGACAACATCGGCATCTACACGCCGCTGATGACCGAGCTGGGCAGCGCCACCGCGTCGCACCCTGACGAGCTGGTGTTCGGGCTGTTGGCGGTAGGGCACAGCGAGAAGTGTTACGACGGCCAGTACTTCTTCGACACCGATCACCCGGTGCTGGATGCCGACGGTGCCGAGACTACGCAGTCCAATCTCGACAACAACAGCGGCAGCGGCACGCGCTGGTATGTGCTGGATTGCTCGCGCTCGATCCTGCCGATCATCTATCAAGATCGGAAGAAGCCGACGTTCGTGGCCAAGACCGCCGAGACCGACGACAACGTGTTCCACGCGAAGGAATACATCTACGGTGTCGACACACGGCGCAATGTCGGGTTTGGCTTGTGGCAGCAAGCGTACTGCTCACGCAAAGACCTGACTGCCGACAACCTGCAAGCCGCCATCACCGCGCTCGAATCGCGCCTGGGCGATCACGGCAAGCCGCTGGGTATGCGTGCGACCACGCTTGTGGTGCCGCCATCCCTGCGCTGGGCTGCAGTCGAGTTGCTCAGTCCGCAACGTAACGCTGCCGGTGCCGACAACGTCATGAAAGACGCGGTCGAGCTGATCGTCAGTCCCTGGCTGAGCTGATGAGCGCCGTCAACAAACTCCACGTCAAGTCCCGCGCGCCGCACTTCTGGCGCGCGGGCATCAAATTCACACCGGCGGGCGTGGACGTGGACCCCAGCACACTCACCGCCGAACAACTCGATGCGATCCGCGCAGAGCGGAACCTCATCGTCACCGAATGCACCCCCGGCGAAGAAGGCGCGCAGGGTCGCGGAAAGCAGGGGCTTTCCGAGACCGACAAACAGCCGCCCAGCAATCCGATCCCCGAGGGCGAAAGCCCTCGGGGTGACGATCAACCGCCGACTGCGCCGCCCGCAAAACCCACCAAGGCAAAGGCCAAACGCTGATGTACTGCACCGCCGCCCAACTCACCGATAGCGCCGTCCGCGTCGAGCAGCTCGCCAAGCTGTTCGACGTGGCGACGGCACTGCTGGTTGCCACCGTCGCGGGCACCGCTCGCGATGCGTGGACCATGGATGAGATCGCGGTGGCGGATGAGGCGTTAGCGGCGATCAATGCCGAGCTGACCCGCGCCTCCGCAGAGGCCGATTCGCGCCTCGCTCGACGTGGCTACGCCCTGCCGATGTCGTCGACGCAATTTCCCGTACTGACCGTGTGGTGCCGATCCATCGCGCGCTATCACCTACACGCACTGCGCGATGGCGAAGGTGCTGACGAGGACGTGGGCCGCATCGAGCGCGACTACCGCGATGCACGCGCCGCGCTCGACCTGGTCGCCGAAGGCAAGCTCTCGCTGGGTGCCGGTGATCCGCTCGCCGTACCCGCTGAGGGTAGTGCTGCATCGTCGATCCGCGTGACATCCAAGCCGCGCATGTTCTCGCGCGACTCACTGGGGCGGCTGTGATGGCACTGCAGGCATTCCCCGTCGCCGCCGTCATCGAGCGCCTACGCAGTCGCGTTCCGGCGTTGCGTGCGGTCGATGGTGCTGCGGGTCTTGACGCGGCAGAACGCGCCAAGCCAGACCGGTTTCCGGCAGCGTTTGTGATCGCGAACGAAAAGGGCAACGCGCCACACGGCTACAGCGGTGGCGTGCTCGCTCAAAAGGTCGAAGCCACCGTCGTCGTGGTGTTGTTTGTGGAGCACGCCGCCAAGGCAGGCAACGGCAGCAAAGCGCAAGAGGCGCTCGACGCGTTGCGCGGTGCGGTGCGTGATGCCCTGGTCAACTGGCGACCGATGACCACGCCCGGTGCGACCGCGCTGCACTTCGTGGCCAGCGACGGCGAGAGCTTTTCGGCGGGCGCGTTGGTCGGGCAAGAGGCCTATGCCATGACGCACACCCAGACACGAGGATCGAACCCATGAAATCGCTCATCCATTTCCCGGCGCGCGGCGGTTGCTACACCCGCGAGGGCGACGCGCTGCTGCCGCATGTTCAACGCGAGGCCATCGCCGCCCCGGCGGATGGCTCTGTCGTTGAACTGACTGCAGACGCCGATGACGCCACGCAACCCGCGCTGCCGCCCATCGCCGAAGACGCGTATCCGGCAGAGGCGACAGCGCTGCCGAGCAACGAAACGCCCACCCCCACGCGCCGTCGTCGGCGCTCGTAACGGAGTAGATCATGTCCCAGCCGGACCTCGAAAAATTTGACCAGCGCGCGATCATCGTTGCCCAGGCGGGCACGTCGCTGAGCCACGCCTCGCACGGCCTGCAACTGCTGCAGGGTACGTCGCAGAAACAGGCAGACCCGGTAACGCGCGAGCTGGACAAGCCCTACCTGGGCGCCTCCGTGCAGCCGATGACCAATTTCCGCGCGACCATCAATGGCACGCTGGAACTGCGTCCGCCGCAAGACCCCGGCCATGCCTCGCTGGGCATCCCGCCGACCGACAACGTGATTCGTCCCTGCGGACTGGCTCGCACGCTGGCATCGGTGTTGGGCACCACGACCTACAACGTCGTCAGCTCCGGGTTCACGCTCGCTGACGCCAACTGGTGGCACTCGGGTCTGTACCTCGAAGTGCGCGATGCGGCGGGCGATCTGTCGAATCTCAAGATCGAGATCGGCCAGGCGTTTACCGCGACGCTCGCACTGACCGGCAACTACACCGAGCTGGGTGAGGAAGCGCTGCCGACCGATGTGGACCTGACCGCGTTCGTCGGTTCGCCGACGGTGGCCGAACCCGAAAACACGGTGATGCTGATCTCGACGGCAGAGAGCGCCGATCTGCCCGAGCTGCACCTGTGGGGCAAGAGCCTCACTGCAAACCTTGGCCACAGCGTCAACGTCAAACGCTACAGCGAGCTGCGGCAGTCGGGCATCACCGGACGCGCCGCCAACTACACCGCTGTGTTTGCCAAGACGGCGCTGGCTGATTTCAACCCCGATGCGTACTTCCGCAATCGCAAGGTGCTGCGGATCGTCATGCGCGTCCGAGAGGCCGATGGTCGATACAGCGCGCTGGGTGTGTTGGGCACGGTCGACTCGTATTCCGAGACGGATGTCGAGGGCGATCTGTGCTTCCAGATTCAGGGCGCGTGTACGCCCGTCGCGCCGGGCAACAACGAGGTCTATGTCGAGTTCGGCTACGACGGTTTTGCGCTGCGCGGCGGCCTGAGCGACGGCGAAGAGGGCGCGGTGTACGACGACGGTGTCGGCATCAGCTCAATCAATGGCACGGGCACCGTGACCTACGCGCTGGCATCGGGTTCGGCGGCGCTGCCGACCGGGCTGTCTATCGCGTCCACGGGTGCGATCACCGGCACGCCGGGCGTCGGCACGGCGGGCGACTACACGATCACCGTGGAGGCCACCGACAGCGACTCTCCGGCCAACACCTGCACGCGGGATTACACGTTCACCGTGGCCCCGTAATGCGTTGATGGCCTGTGCCCCCGCACAGGTCAGCAATGCGGGGCCGTGCGCGCTCGACGTACGGCCCCGCCCTTTCGAGCATCGAGCAAATCTGGAGCGATGATGGATATCAATTTGGTGGAAGAAAACGAGTTCAGCACCCGCGTTGATTGCCAGCTTCCGGGCAAGGGTGTGGACACCTGGAAGCCCTTCTCGTTTACGGCGACGTTCCGCGTCGTCGACGAGGATGAAGCCAAGGCCGCGCCGTTTGGACTGACCACGCGCGACGCGTTGCGTGATGTGCTGATCGCCGTGGAGGGCGTGCCTCCGGCGAAGATCACACGCGATGGCGTGACGGTAGAGCTGACGCCTGTCGAAGTGGTGATCGCAAACCAGTTCACCGCCGATGCGGCGCTGGCCAAGTACCGCTTGCACACCACCAAAAACGCGCGCGACATCAACGCGATTGAACTCGCGAAGGCGGCGAACACCCGGGGAAACTCGGGACGGTCGCGTGGGCGCTGAGCGGAGGAAAAGTTCCGTTCGACAGTGTCTGGCGGTTGCCACCGCCAGACACCGGTGAAGACGACGATGCGACCGACCCTGGCGAGGCGACAACCGCCGACCTCCTGCGCGGTGATGCACTCCCCCAACGCGCAGACCAGGCGCGCGAAATCTGGCTCGCAGTACTACCGCAGAACGTCGATACGGTCGCGGTATTCCGGCAGTGCCAGCCGACGATTCTGGTGACTCAGCACACCGCGACATGGAGTGGTTTTTCGGCGCAAGAAGTGCGCGCCGCGCTCGCCCTGGTACGCGTGCCGAGGTCTCGCTGGGACCGAGTGATTGCAGGCGTGCGGTGGATGGAGCAAGTCGCGGCAAAAGCCCACGCAGTGGATAAGGAAAAGGTCCGTGGCTGATATCGAAGTCAAACTCCGCTTTGCCGCCGATGGCCGTGTGCTGGTCGCCGCCGCCGACGAGTCCGAACGCGCCGTCGCCAACATCGGTAGCACCGCGCAGCGCGCCGGTGCGCAGACGCAACGCGGGTTTGATGTGGCAGCCAAGGGCGCGGTGGATCTGCGCTCGGAAATGACGCACGCCAAGACCACCGCGCTGGAGCTGTTTGGACTGCTCGGCGGTGCGGCCGCACTGAAGGGCGGCGCGACCGCGTTTATCGGCATGGCCGATGCGCAAGGCCAGCTTGATGCGCGCATGCGTCGCGTGTCGAGCAGCGCCGAAGAGCAAGAGGCGGCGATGTCCCGCCTGCAGAAGATCCACCGCGAAGCCTACGTCCCGATCAATGACCTTGCCGAGGTCTACGTTCGCAGCATCGAACCGATGCGCCAGCTGGGGCTTGCATCGCAAGAGACGCTGGATCTGACCGAATCGCTGTCGCTGTCGATGGTCGTGTCGGCGACTGCCATGGAGCGACGCGGCACCGCGATTGATGCGCTGTCAAAAACGATGCAAACCGGCATCGCGCAGACCGAGGAGTTGGAGCAACTGCTGATCGCCGCGCCACGGTTTGTGGAGGCGCTTGAGCGCTCGCTGGGCGCGACGCGTGCGCAGTTGTTTGAGATGGCGTCGGCGGGCGAACTCACTGCTGCGTCGATGGTGGGCGTGACGCGCGAAATCGGCGCGATGCGCGCCGAAGTCCAGGCGATGCCGACAACGGTGGAAGACGCGACAACGCGTTTCGCGGGATCGTTCCAGAAGTGGGCTGGAAATACGAACGATGCAACCGGGGCAACTGACATGTTGGTTGCCGCGCTCGACCTGCTCAGCGACAACATCGGCATCACGATGACCGCGGCATTGGGTGCGGCAACGCTGGGCATGGGGCTGATGACAAAGCAGGCCATGGCATGGGTTGCTGGCATCCTCGAATCCAATCGTGCTTCTGCCGCGCACGTTGCTGCGCTCAATGAGGAGCGCGCCGCGCAAATTGCGGTGGCCCAAGCGAACGAGGCCGCAGCGATTCGTTTCTCTCGCCTTGTCCTCGCCGAGCAGCAAGCCGCACAAGAGGCAGTGAAAAACGCTGTGGCGCAGCGCGAGGCCGCGATGGCCATGGGCCTGCGTGCGACCAGCGAGGTCGAGCTGGCGCAAGCGTCGGCAGCATTGACGCGCGCCGATGCGGCCGCTGCGGCGGCGACCGAGGCACTGAATGCCGCGACGATCAAGGGCATCCCGGCACGCGCCGGACTGAAGGATGCCGCGATGCAGTTGGCAGCTGCCGAAAAGCAAGCGCTCGCAACAGGTAGCTCGTGGTTTGCCGCGATGGGCGGCTGGGTGACAGTCGTGATGGCGCTGGGCGCGGGCATCCTCTATCTCTACACCGTGTCGCAAGAGATGGAGCGCGCCAAGCGCAAAGAGATCACCACCGCCGACGAGCTGATTGCACGCTTACGCGAAGAGCGCGCAGAGCGCGAATTGATTGCCGCCGGACGGGCGACCGAGAGCAACACGGCGGAATGGCAATCGCTGGAAAAGTTGACGGCGCAGCATGCGCGACTGACCGCAGAGCTGGAACGTCAACGCGAGATGCTGTGGCAGATCGCCAGCTCGGGCGGTGAGCGCGGATTTGCATCGACCGCTGCCGCTGTTGCCGAGTTGGAATCCCTGACCGCCGACACCAACGAACGCATGGTCGACCTCGTCTCCGAGATGATCCGCGCGGGGCAGGAAGTGCCGCCCGCATATCACGCAATGGCCGCATCAGCGAAGCGCTACGGCGACGCTGTTGCGGATGCCGTAAGCCAGTTGCTGCGCATGCAATCGGCCACGCCGACCGCCGCCGCCGCCGACTTCAACGGCCCGGCCAACGCGCTGCTCGGCCAGACCAAGGCGCTGACCGCCGAAGAAAACAAGCTGGTCGCCTCGCTGGAAGAACGCACACGCGTGATGGGCCTCAGCAATGTCGAGACGCTGGCGCTGGCGAAGGCGGACGCGCTGGCAAAAGCCTCGTCGGATGACGCCCGCGTGGTGATCGCGCAGACCTACGATGCGCTGATCGCCAAGACCAAAGCGACCGAGGCCGCCCGCGATGCGCAGAAGGGCTACGACAGCGGGATCAAGGCCGCCGAAACCGAAGGCAAAAACTACCTCGAAGCACTCCAAGAACAGGTCGCCACGTTTGGGCTGAGCGAAGCCGCCGCGCGTCGCTACGCGCTCGCGCATCAAGAGGGGCTGACCCCCGAAATGCGCGCTGCGGCTGAGGCGGCGCTGGCACAGATCGAGGCCGACGAAGCGCTCGCAAAGCAGTGGGAGACCGCCGAGCGCGCTGCCGCAGACCTCACGTCGGGCAATGCCGATTTGCGCGAGGAGATTGCGCAGCAACTCGACGTGCTGGCAGGGCTGACCCCGGCACAGATCGAGCTCAACGCCGCCAATCGCGAGGCCGCGATCCTTGAGGCACAGCTGGCGCTCGGTAAAGAGGGTCTGACGCAGCAGATGCGCGACGAGCTGCAGGCACGCATCGCGCTGCTGCAAACCTACGTCAACAACGAAGCGGCTATCGACGCGCAGAACGAAATGCGCGACGCGGCCATCGAAGCGGCGGAGATGTCGTCGCGTGCCTGGCAGGATTTTGCCGACGGCCTGGCCGACGCCGTGCTCGACGGCAGCGATGGCGTCAAGCGCTACTTCAAGAGACTGCTCGATGACCTGAAAGCGCAGATCATCAGCTCGGGATTGATGTCGATCTTCAGCAGCATCTTCGGCGTGAGCGGCGGCTCGTCGTCGATGTCGATGCTCGGCGCGATGTTTGGTGGTGGCGCTACGTCGGGCGGGTCTGGGCTGAGCAGTATTGGCGGTATCGCCCAGGCAGGCCGCAGCCTGTGGAACTCGTTTACGGGATCTGCAGCGAGCAGCGCTGTCGGCACGGGCTCGTCGATGTTCGGATCGTTCACGGGGACGAACTTCGTCGGGCCGTTGGCGCCTGGCCAGAGCTACGGCTTTGCGCCGTCGACGGCGGGCTATGCCATGGCCGGGGCGGCAGGGCTATATGCGGGCTACAACCGCTACCAGAACAGCAACGGCGGGCTCGCGGGTGGCATGGGTGCAGCGGCCTATGGGCTGGGCACCTACGGTGCGGCGATGGGCGCTGGATCGATGATGGCTGGCGGGTCGTTTGCGGCGGGCATGAGCGGCGCGTTCGGCGCGATTCCGGTCGTCGGCTGGGTTGCGTTGGCTGCGATGGTGGTCGACAAGCTCGCGGGCGGGAAACTGTTCGGGACTGCGTATCGCCCTGAGTCCACCGAGTCCACGCTGTCATTGGCCAATGGCGGGACGGCCAGCTTGTCGATGACCGAAGTGCGGCAGCGTTCGCTGTTTCGTGGTCGCTCCTGGCGCACTACGGACATGGAGGCCAGCGACGAAGCACAAGACGCCGCCGAAGCGTTCTACGCCAACATCTATTCGCTCATGACGGCATCCGCGAATCAGCTCGCGATTGATGTGCCGCCGGTGATCGATGCGGCGCTGCGCACCGTCAATGAGTACGACAAGAAAGGCAAGGTCACGGCGACCAAGATCTTCGTGGACGTGCTGGGTCGGTCGTGGGAAGAAGCCACCGAAGAGCTGGCCACGACGCGACTGTCCGCCGAGGCGATCATCGCGACGGTGGACGCGGCACTTGCCCAGGTCGTCTACAACAGCCTGGCGAAAGGCTCGCCTGCGCTGCAGCTCGACGGCGGTGGTGTGGGCGGTGGCGATCTCGGCGACGCGGGCGATGCCGTCAACGCGGCGAGCGCGATCATGGGTGAGGCATCGCAGATCGCCGAGCGTTGGCGCGATGACGCCGAGCAGCTGATGATCGGCGCGCAGTACTTGCTCGCGGCGACGACGGACATGCGCAGCGGCAATGCGCTTCTCGGCGAGGGTGTATCGCTCACCACCGTGACAGATTTTGTGGATGGCATGGCGCAGGGCGCGGAGACCGTGCTCGATGCTTACACGCGGCTCGCTACGTCGGCGGCGATGCTTGACCAGGCGCTCGACTTGTCGGGCACCGCGCTCGACATGACACGCGAGCAGTTCGTCACGTTCGCCGCCGATATCACGGATGCCGCAGGCGGGCTGGATCGCGCGAGCGCGTTGTGGGACGCCTATTTCAAGCGGTTCTACACCGCGTCTGAGCTCCTGGACTACCAGGCTGTCGGAGCCAACGCCGCCGCGCAGTCAGAGTTTTCGGACATCGGGCTCAGCCTTGGTGACTACACCGGCGAGGGTGGCGCAGCGGCGTTCCGCGCGCTATTTGAGGAGCAGCTCCCGACGCTCAGCGCAGAGGCCGTGGTCGAATGGCTCGAAGCCGCGTCGGCGCTCGGCATCGTGATCGATCTGCAGTCGCAGCAGAATGCCGTGCTGCAAGAGCAAGCCGATGCGCTCGCGGACTACAACGCGCAGGTCGCGTCGTTGCAGGACGAGATCGACGCCGCGTCGATGTCGGACTTCGCGCTCGAAATGCGCGACATCGGACGGTGGACAAACGACGCGATTGACGCGCTCAACGCCTCCGCCCGCGCGGCAGGACTACAGGCCGCGAGCGAAGAGGATCTCGGGCGAGTCCACCAGGTCGCCGCTCAACGCGCTGCCGCAGCAATTGAGCGGCTGCGCGCCAGCGCCGCCGATCTCGTCGCCGAGCTGTACGGATCGCCGCTCGATCAGATCAATGAGCAGATCAGTGCCATGGAGGCGGCTCAGCACAGCAGCATCGAGAGCGTCGGCGAAGCAGCGCAGGATATGTACGCCGCGCAACTGTCCGCGCTGCAGGGCATCAAAGCCTGGCTCGACGGGCAGCTGCTGGGCGACCTCAGCACGCTGACGCCCGAGCAGCAGTTAGCCGAGGCGCAGCGCCAGTTTCAGGACACGCTGGCTCGCGCGCAATCGGGCGACGTCGACGCACTGCAGTCGATCACAGGCCAAGCGGACGCACTATTGCGCATGGGCCGCGACTACTACGCATCCAGCGAGCAGTACACCGCGATTGAGCAGATGGTCCGTGGCGGCATGCAAGGGCTGGTCAATGCCGGTCCCACCGGCGCAGCGACCGGCGGGCAGAACAACGTAGGCGGCAGTGGCGGCGGCGTCTCGCCCGAACTGCAGGCGCTGTATGCCGAGCGCGATGCCGCGATGGCCAGCGCCGAGGCCGCGCAGCGCGAGGCGCTCATGGCGCAACTTGGCGGGATGATTCGCGAGTTGATTCAGGCCACTGGACAGCCGCTCGCGGAAGTCGCGAGCAGCATCGGATTGAATCTGTCGACGCTCGCCGAAGACCTTGGCATAAACCTCAACGACCTGAGCGCCGAAACCGCGTCGTCGCTCGTCGACATGGCGCGCACGCTCGGCGTGGATGTCGCCGAGTTGGCGGCAAACGTCGGCGTGTCGCTCGGCGATCTCGCTGACCGTCAGTCGCTACTCAACCTGGCGCTCGACCAGACGCTGGCTGATGTGCCCGCCGAGTTTCGCGAGCAGTTGTCGGCCCCGCTCGAAGCGATCCGCTCGGCCACGACCGAGGCCGACTCGACTGCTGCGGTCAACGCTGCCGAGGCGGCAATCAACGCGATGCCGCAAGGCATCCGCGATCAATTGGCACCCTTCTTCGACGACGTTTTCCCCGCCGCCGCAGTCACCTCGCTGACGCAGTTGTCGGCGATGAAAGCGACGGCGGAGTCGCATTTGAGCGCGACGCTCGATGCCAACGCATTGCTCCAACGCATCGTCGACAACCTCGCGGGTGCCAACACCGCCGCAGGCATTCCCGCATTTGCGAGCGGTGGCTGGGTCAACGGCCCAACCACGTTGCTGGCGGGCGAGGCCGGGCGTGAATTGATCCTGCCCAACCCCGTCAGCGAGTTCCTGAGCCGCGCTGGCATCCCGATCAACACCGGCGGCGACAGCCGCGCCGTCGTCGCCGAGTTGCGCGCCCTGCGCGAATCGCAAGAACGCACGCAGCGCGAGCTGATCCATCGCGTCGAGCAGCTTGAGCGCGCGCAGCGCGACGGCGCAGAGCGCGTCGCACGCGAGACGCAACGTCAAACCGATGTCATTGCCACCCGAGGCCGATAATGCCCACCACGACCAGCAGCTACCCCGAAGAACTCGACACCTTCGCCTCGATCACCGCAGGCCCTTCGGGCACGCGGATGAACGATGCCACCGAACCGGCGTCGGCGATCATCACGCACTTGCAAGCGGCGGTGGCGGCGATTCAGGCTGTGCTCGGCACGGATGACGGCGCGGTTGCCGATAGCGTTCTGCGGCGGCTGTTGCTGTTGAGTGATGCCGATGTGCCTGCGGCAGTGTCCACGATCACTGCGACGACCAAAACGCTGGCGCTGACGGATCGTGGACTCCTACAGAACTGGACCACGGACGGCGCCAAATCCCTCACCGTGACGACCGATGTGGGCGCAGACGGCGGCGAGTACCACATTCGCAACGGCGCAACGTCTGGCGATCTGGAAATCGTGGCGTCCGGCGTGACGATCTATGCGCCGAAGGGCGGCACGCTGTTTTTGGAGCCGGGCGACGCGGCGACGCTCAAGCGCCTGACCACGAACGTACTGTTTTTGATGGGCTCGACGAAGGCCGCCTGACGATGATTCTGGGGATGATCAGTAAGCGCATCGGCGCACCGGTAGAGACGGACCCGGAGTGGCCTAACGTCTACGCGCTCTTGCCGTTTGATAGCGCGCTAAATCAAGAGGTGTCTGGCAACTCAGCATGGAATTCGTTGGTAGGATCAACTGGATCCGCCTCGCCGATGCTCGGCGGAAACTACGGAGATGCACAGTTCCGGATCCGCACATCAGCAAACGTCGCTATCGCCTCGAGGGATTTCACGCTTGAGGGCTGGTTCCGACCGACCAATTCCTCGTCGGCGTATCAGACAATTTGGTTCTGCGGCAATGCGGCAGTCTATTACCGGAATGGCAATCTGCATTGGTATCAGTCAGGCATCCGGTGCGAGTCGAGCGCGCTGACCGTCGGGGTTGTCTACCCGTTTGCGGTAACCCGCAGCGGCGGAACGGTGCGGTTGTTTGTCGCAGGCAGCAAATCTGCTGCAGACTACAGCAGCAGCCCAAGTATCACGACGGGCCAGATCTACATCGGGGCAAACAAGGACGGCGGCGAGTGGAGCAACTGCGACATTGATGAAGTCCGCATCACGCTGGATGTGTGCCGATACACGTCCAACTACACGCCGCGCACCACGCCGTTCCCACGGAGCGGCCCATGACACTCCCCATCACCCTGATCCAACTCACTGTCCCGCTGACCAGCGTCGGCGCACGCTGGGATAGCGACAAGGCATGGGACGCCGATTACGCGTGGGACGATGATTCGATGCTCACGGCGTCGGGCACGCAGGATTTTTGGTTCAGCGATGGGCGTTACGTTTCGGCGGACGATGCGGTGATGGCGGAGGCGCGGATCGGGTCGGAGATCACGTTCTCGCGCAAGGCCAGCACGATCTATTGGGGTGGCGGTCGGGCGTCGCAGGGTTTGGGGGCGATTGAGCTGATCAACACCGATGGCGGGCTGGACAACCTGCTGTTCATGGCGCTTCGCCGTGCCATCGTAACCGTGTACCTGGGCGATCAGGATCAGCCGCTGGCCTCGCTGTCGAAGGTGGCCCGCGCGGTGGTGGAGCGACCCGAAACCATCGGCGAGCAGGCCTTGCGCCTGGTGCTGGCCGATGCGTCGAGCGAGTTGGATATTCCCATCCTGTCGGCCACGTATTCGACCGGCGCGCAGGAAGGCGCGTTGCAGCCGTTCGCGCTGGGTGCGTGCCTGTCGGTGCCTGCGCTGCACACGGGGGCGCCGTCGCTGCAATTCAGCGTGCACGATGCCGACACGCTGACCGCGATCAACGCGGTGCGCGATTCAGGCGTGACGCTGACGCCGGTCACGCAGTGGACGGCGCTGAACAGCGGCGAGCAGCACGGATTCACGCTGTTGCAGTCCACCGCGGGCGTGATCACGGCGGACGTGACCGGGCCGTCTTCCACCGACATCGAGGCCGATGCGCGCACGCTGCGCCGCATCGTTGAGGCGCTGCTGGTGACGCGGCTTGGCTGGGATTCGTCGCGCGTGGATCTGGCAGGGCTGGACGCGCTGGAAACCGAGTTGGGCGGCATCGATCTGGGCCGTTGGGTGAGTGGCGCGACGACCTACGCCGAAGTGCTGACCGAGCTGATGGATAGCATCGGCGGCTGGTGGTACATCGATCCGTCCGGCGTAGTGCGCTGCGACGTGCTGCGCCTGCCTTCCGGCACCCCGGTGTTGGAACTTGATGAGACAACGCTGGCCAGCGATATCAGCCTGGTCTTCGACACCGCGCCAGGGCTGAGCGATGCCGTGCTGGGGCAGCGCAATGCCTACGTGCACGATGCCAGCGCGCTGGCTGGATCGGTGCGCGACACTGCCGCCGGTGTGGCGCTGAGCCGTCAGCACCGTGTGCGGCAAACGTTTGCCCTTCCGACTGCCTACGCCAGTGCCCGCAGCGCCGCGCCGGAAGTGCGCAGCACGCTGGCCAGCGATGCCCGGCAGACGACGACGACGGAGCCGGAAAGCGGCATGCCCAGCCTGCTGACCGACCCAACGCAGATCGCTGCCGAAGCCGCGCGCCGCGCCACGCTGTACGGCGGCCCGCGCTGGCTGGTGAGCTGCAGCGCGCTGCTGTCGGCATTGGATGCCGCGCTGTTGGAGCGTGGCGACGTGGTGACGCTGACCTCCGAACGCTACCAGTTGAGCGCCGGCCGCAGTTATTGCGTGCAGTCGGTGAGTGGGCGCGTTGGCGATGGTCTGGTGGATCTGGTTTTGTGGGGCGATGGCCCGGAGGTGGTGTGATGAGTGGTGCAGTGATTGCGTATTCAGATGCGATGGCTGGTGGCTCGTTCGTCGCCAGCGACAGCAGCGACACGGTAGTAAATCCGATCACCGATCCAGGCTGGATAACGGGCGCGACGATTGGCGACATCAACAACCTGTTCACCCCGCAGTTGTCGAGCTGTTTCGGACTTGATGACGGCGCAGGCGCGATGACGTTCTACCGGCGTTTTGCGCGTCCCGTGACGCTCGGCATGGTGTCGTTTTTGGGCCTTCGCACAGAGGGGCGCGTCCGGGTTACGGCGACTGCGTTTTCGGACACTAGCGGTCTGTTTCTGGCGTCGTCCGAGGCGTTCACGTCATATCCTCCCGACGGGTTTACGTGGCATCACCACCTGATCGCGCCCACGCCGCTGCCCGACTGCCACACGGTGTTGATCACGGTGACCGGCGAGGTCATCGGCGGCGCTCGTAAGCGCTGGACGATGGGTCGCATCTGGGCCAGTCCAACGTACACACCGCCAGATCAGATCGAGTACGACTGGGCACCCCTCGTGATCTCGGCTGGCACGTCGGCACGGTCAAAGGGGCAGCAGGCATACCCCGTCGCGCGGCAGTGTGTTCGCGGGCTGCGGATGCGGTTCTCGCACAGCGAGATCAGCACTGTGATTGGCACAGCGAGCAGCACAGACATGGACCCGCATCAACTCGCGTTCGTGATCGACAAACAGCCCGTGATCGCGTTCCCGCGCACCGGCACTGCCAACGCTCATCTGATGCACCGCCTTGGCGTCTACGGCATTTCGACGCGGGATCAGTACGAGTTCCCTCACCGGGGCGGCGACCGGTACGACGTCGAGTTCGACTTTCTGGAGACGCTGTAACCCCACAACAGAACGGAGCGACGAGCCGGTGTTCGAGCACCGACTCGCCCTCGAATTGCCACGGTCGGCCCGTGGCGCATCAAGCAAAGGCTCCGCCCCCCAGCTGGGGACGTGCAGCCTACCGATGGATAGGCCGAAATGACAAACCCAATCATCCCGTGGCCCGGCGGAAAGCGCCGGATGTTGAAGCACCTGCTGCCATTGCTCTCTGAAAAGCCGCATACCTGCTACGTCGAGCCCTTTGTGGGCGGCGCAGCAGTGCTGTTCGCGCGACCGCCCGCCAAGGTGGAAGTCATCAATGACATCGATGGCGACCTGGTGCGCCTCTACCGGGTCATCCAACACCACCTCGACGAGTTCGTGCGTCAGTTCCGCTGGGCGCTCAGCAGTCGGGAGATGTTCCGCTGGGCACAGCTGCAGAACACCGAAACCCTGACTGATATTCAGCGCGCGGCGCGGTTCTTCTACCTGCAGAAGCTCACCTTCGGCGCAAAGGTGTCAGGTCGGAGTTTCGGCGTCTCGACGACAAGCCCGGCGCGGCTTAGCACACTGCGCCTCGAACAAGACCTGAGCGACGCTCACTTGCGCTTGGATCGCGTGACCATCGAGCACTTGCCGTGGCACGCCTGCGTTGAGCGCTATGACCGCCCGGACACGCTATTCCTGCTCGATCCACCGTACTGGCAGACCGAGGGCTACAGCACGCCGTTCCCGTGGGAGGAATACGAACGGATGGCCAGCCTGCTGCGACGCCTGAAAGGGCACGCGATCCTGACCATCAACGACCACCCGGACATTCGCGCGCTCTTCGGGAACGGTCGATCCCGAGGCAAGGGCATGAACGTCGACGTCGTCGGAATCAACTACACCATCGGCGGCGGCGGCAACCCAGCAGCCCGGCGGGAACTGATCTACCGCACATGGTGATCAAACAAGCGAGGCGACCCACAAGAGTCGCCTCGCATTACACTCCCCGCAATTGTCTTACCGCCCCGGCAATTCACGCGGTCAGCGATTTATCAAGCCAACCCGCCCAATTTTTCGCGCGCCGCTACAAATCAGGTGAACTATTGCCCAAGGAAGCGGCGA